CTTCCAACAAACTTGGTGAACTTCAACTCATCTCTTAAAATTTCTGATGAGCGACCAAGATTAAAACCACCTTCACCCGAAATTCTGGAAGATGGAACATTCAGTGATCTGTATAGTTTTTCTTGGAAATACTTGATATCAGTAATTTCTCCAAGATTTTGACCGCCTGGGAGTGTGGTGATCTCAGTTCCTCTACCACCTTCACGGCGAGGTAACCAGAAATCTTCCATCATACTCATAAATTTCTTATCATCTCTGATCTCACCAGTTTGAGCATCATAAACAAGTTTGTTACGATAACGCATCATAACATCACGGAGATATTGCTCTGCTTTAACCTTAGGAAGATTGCCCACATCAATGTAGAAAATTCTTCTTTCGGGTGCCCTTGATAAACGATAGATAACCAAAGAGTCCTCAATCATTCTAAGTTGATTGAGTGCTTTGATTGCTTTGTGAAGATAAGAAAGTGTTGATCCCTTATTTCTATCTACCAATCCAGAAGTGCAGTAAGCAATTGAATCTCTGGAGAATTTAATTCCTTGGCTATTTGACCCACCCATTGCTCCTGGGTTGTTGGTCGGATATGCCATTTTTGGATTATATAGGAAATACTCTTCAATTTGTGGAAACTCATAATCCATTGGATTATCAGTATTTCCATTTCCCATTCTATACTGATCTTTATCAGTTTTCTTTTGTTGCCTCACATATCTAATCTTTAAGGCATCAATATAACGAAGTTCTTTTATTCCCTCTTCTGGTTTTTTAAGATCAATTACTTTGTGATAATATAACCTTCCATCAACATACCAATTTCTATAAATTTCGTGGCACTTTCTATCAAAATCTAAAAGTTCTAGAATATATTTAAACTCTTCTCTAATCTTCTTTTTAATATTATCACTTGCGTTTAAGTTTGATAACTCAATCTCAACTGGACTATCATTGGAATCCGAAACAATAGCTTCATTGACAATATCTTCAATGGCACCATCACACTCGGGGTGTAGTGCCATCTCACGATATCTTTTAATTAGATCATATTCAGTTCTATATATACCTTCAATGTCTACATAAGACCCGAAAAAACCACTAGTTAAATAATGGTCAACCCCGTCCTCATTATTTTGAGGAACGGGGGAAAGTGTAGTTGATGATTTTTTCTCGTTATTATCTTCAATAGAGAAACCAAACAGTTTTGCCATGAATAAAGTTTAATATGCTTCTACTATTTATTAGCTAATTGATATTCCAGTTTGATCTGTAGCACCACCACTATCTTGCTGAGAACCTGCAGTCCAGTAGTTAACTTGGAATTCTACAGTATACTCCTCAATCGTATCTGATGTATCATATGAAAGATCAATCTGAGATACGTTAGTTGGGAAAATATCATAGAACAAATAAGTTCTTAGTGGGGTGATAGCACCACCTGCCTTGTCACCAAAGTTGGTTGTTGATGCTTCCATTCTATTGGAACCACCTCTTCCAAGTTGGTGAACAACAGCATTAGTCATATAAGATGAGGGGTTAGTTGCACCACTGTTGTTATCCAACTTACTGATGCCATTCATCCAAAGTTCAAATGCAGATCTCAGTTTGAAATCTTCATCGTTAATGATGGTTACTGTCCAAGTATCGAAAGTTCTGTCTCCAGCAACTTTCATCATTCTCCCTCTAAAGGGAACGTCAATTGGTGCAATATTTGATGCTGGTAGTGCTGCTGCCTTACAAAGGAAATTGAATGTTTCCTGATCCCAGTCGGCGGGCGCTGCCGCCACTGGGAAATTTGGAATATCAACTTCAAATAGATTAGGTCTAGCACCGCCACCCGCTAGTTTTGATTTAAACCCCGTAATAGTTCTAAGGTTTGACATTTTGAAATCCTCCTTCGGTAATTAATTTATGTTAGATCAAACTCTACCAGCAACTTCTTCAAAACTTACACCTGTGCGAGTGGCAACAAATGTTAGTGTTACGAAGTTGATAGATTTAGCAGGTTTCAGATAGATATCTGCTCTAAATTCATTATTATCAATGATGTCAGGGGTATTGTTTGTTTCATCGCAAACTACGAGGAAGTCATAGATTCCTCTCTTTGCTTGAACATCACGGAGGTATGGTTCAACAATATTCACAAAGTTTGCTCTTGTGATCTGATCATTCAATTCAAAGAGTTGTGCTTGAGCGGTTCTCTCAAGTGCTTGCTCAACAGTTAGGAACAATCTGCGAACATTGATTCTATCAAAGGCAGAAGCATAACCGAGAGCGGTCTTATCACCAAACAGAAGAACACCAATACCGGGTTGATTAACGATTGAGTTAATTCTTAGTGGATAAAGTTGATCTCTCTGTGCTTTGTTTGGATTATATGCGAGTTTAATCGCATTGTTTAGAATTCCTCTTTGTTGTCCTGCTGGTGAGAACCAGGGGAATGCGAAGATTGAAGTTCTAACCATTAGACCTGCAACATCGGGGTTGCAAGGAATATAACGGAACTTATTATTGAATCTATCAAAAGTATACTTGTATCCACTATCAAATACTGCATATGATGAGGATGGTAAGTAACTGAAGAATTCAATAATGTTATCAGTTTGTGTATCTGTATTGGTAATATCAACTACATCACCTCTATGTGGAGAAATGACTGCGATACAATCTTTTCTACCTTCGGCAATAGAAATGAGTTCTGCTGCCTTTGCTCTTGATTCATCTTTATCACCAAGACCAGGTCCCATAACTAGATAATCAACCTGAACTTCATCTCTGTTTTCAAACAGTCTGTATGAGGTGATCAAATCTCCAAGAGTCGCGGTCATTCCACCAGTGGCACTGTAATCAACACCACCTTGAAGAACGTATGTTTGATTACCTAGGGCACTGAAGATTTTATCTTGTGCTGGTTCATTCCATAGACCTTGTGCTGTAGTAATTCCAGCAAACTGAGCAGGGCCAATTGTTCCAGGTTCTATATCTGGATCAAATCCAGTTTGAACAATGTCTTCAGCATTGCTTTCATCTGATGGATTGTCTCCAGCATAAATGTACTGGGAGAATCTTGCCAGATAATCTTTCCACCAGATTCTTTGTGGTGAATTTACTGCTGAAATTGCATCAGAAGCTTTAGAAAGACCGAGATGCTTCTCTAAAAGATTTCCTCTGATTCCGGTTACGGTTCCAGTGTCATCAAAAATTGCAATATGCAGAGAGTCATTTTTGGAATTTCTATCTCTTGCCCATTGCGTTGTAACTGGTTTTGGAGCAATAGATCTCCAGAAAATTACTGCATTATTGAGAGGAACTACCTGTTGATCGTACCAGTCTTCTGCAGTAGCAGCACCGATCATACCAGATGCCAATGCTGTTGATCCAAGACCAGTGTAGGTAATATTGAGCATATTACCCGCTTTAAATGATGTTGCCTGGCTCTTAGCGGCATATTCAATGAAAACTTCAGTTGCTGCGGTTCCAACATTTCTGTTGAAAGTAACTGCAGTTCCTGGAGCAGGTGAAGATGTTGTAATTGTGATGTTTGAAGATAATGTTACAAAAGTTGATGCAACTGAAGTAATTGTCCTAGATGCAAAACCTGTTAGAACTACCAAGTCTCCAGCAACAATTCCTGCTGTGGAATCAACATAAACTCTGTTTGTAGTACCAGTTCCGACAACGCTAGATGCTGTTGAAACTGTGGTTACCCTAAGATTTTTGAGTTCTTCTCTTGCATTCTCATATCTGGATACAATCTTAACATCAAATTCTGAATTTTGATCTGTAGTATCAGTTCTTACCCCAGTTACAACTCCTTTCAGATAACCATTAACAATTTTGGTTGATCCTCTGGTGGAAATTTTTTGATCAACTAGTGCAACAGTTATGCCAGCACCAACTTGAATTCCGTATGCAACTAAGCTAGTAGTTTTAATGCCGATCGTTTGATCTGCAAAATCGTCAATGAAGCAAACTTTTAGATTGTTTGCCCAACTTCCTGGATTCTTTGCTGTAAAAATGTAATCAGCAATGTCATCCGCGTAGTTTGCATTGTAATCATCAAAGTTCTTGATGAGAAGATCTGCTTGTCCAACGCCACTCTTGTTGGCATTTGCATTGACAAGAGTATCTCCACTTGTTCTTACAACTTTAAGAACACCGCCATATGATAAGTATGAGGATGCACTCATCCAATACTCATACTGGGCATCGGTGTTTGATGGTTTTCCGAATACCTTGATTAGTTCATTCTCAGTTGTGATGTCAGTTGGTTCGTCAACTGGACCAGTTGGGAATGGACCTGCAATTGCTCCGATGTTGTCGAGGACATTATCGGCTCTCCCTACGGTTAAATCAACTTCTCTAATAAGTATACCAGGAGATAATTGAGGAGTCGCCATGTTTTTCTCCTAAAACTCTCAGTTTATCTAAAAAATATTTATTAAAAAGACTTCTTTCAGATGGGAAACGATGCATGAACCTATCTACCAGTCTGGATACTCCCATTGAACCTTATGGGGTTTCTTTTTCTTAGATTCTACAATTCTTTTTATGGTGCAGTCTTTACATTCATATGAATATGATGAAGACAATGTATTATTTTTTCGGATTCTATAAAAACTATCCGTCAAACTTTTTCTGAGATTGCAAGACCTACACCTTCTTTCAGTTAAGAATAAATGTTCTATTTCAAACTGATCATCTACATTCATTACATGTAATCCCACATATAAGAACGATCACCATATTCATCGGCATACCACCTATCTCCATCATTATCAACAAAACTTCCCGTTTCTGTTCCATCAACAATAAAACCAAATGGCGCCATATCTTGCTCTATCTGGTTTTTTTGCTCTTCATATAATCTTTTCCTAACATCCTGATCAGTAAGCTCTTTAAAGTAATCTTGAGCAACTAACCAAGCATAAATGACCAAACACATAGCAAGGTCATCATTACAACCTTCTTCCGCTTCAAAAGAATTGTGCTTTTGTATGAATGTAGTCAACTCACTCATAATCTCATAATCTTTGAAGAGGAGTTTATTTTCCTCAATCATTGTCTTCAAGTTGAGGCATCCAATTTTTTTTACGGTTTTGGACATCTTAACTCCTAGTTGAGTTTTCTTACCCGAAAACCCTTGTCCAACTATTTGACCTGCTCTACCTCGCATTGAGCACATAAGAAGATTATTATATTCAAGATCATAGTGTATGATTGAAGCAACCTGATCCCCAACATCATTTACTTCGCATAGGATATAAGCATTATTGTAGTTCTTTGCTACATCCACAATAATGTTTGGAAATAGCATTGGTTTTATTTCATTGTTGCGATACTTTGCTACAACTTGATGTGGGAATGTTGTAATGTCCACCAAAGTAAATGCCGAATAGTCAATTCCAACTCCACGGGCAACATCAACAGTCATTAAATAATCGTGGTTTTCTTTTGGATCATCATAAATGTCCAGTCCCCCACTGCTCTTGTGTGGACTATCATAAACAAAAGATCTCAATTTACTTGGAGAAATTAGAGTATCTACAGATCCTAAGAATTCGCATTCAAACTCAACTTTAAACTGTTGTTCACTGGTGTTCGCGATAGTTTGCTTTTTCCATTCCTCATCTCTTCCAGGAACTTCACTCCAGTGAACATCAGTAAATACATATTCATTTTTACTCTTTTCGGCATCGTGCCACATTCGGTAAAAATGATTCATACCCTTTGGGGTAGAAACTATAATTACCTTCGTTGATTTACCAGAAGAAATTGTCGGATATACTGAACTAAAGAAGTCATCCGCAATGTGATTAGGTACGAACGCAAATTCGTCCAGAAAAATGATATTGAATGACATACCACGAACTGCAGAAGCAGA